CACCTCGATACTTTCGAGCGGGATCGACAACGGCAGCACGCCATCGAGTTCGGTGATCTGCCAGTCGAGGGTGAACTCCCATTGATACCAGAGGCGCGCGCGGTCGAGGTCGAGATAGCGCGCGCCAGCGAAGTAGGCTCCCTGTGTCATCCGGCAGTCGCCGAGGACGAGGTTCAGACACGACGCGAAGACTTGCGCTTCGATGATCTCGAAGTTCATCGCGGGGTCCTGGCCGCGTCGGTCGCGTTGCGCGTCGAGTTCGACGGCGATGCCGATCGTCTTGTGGATGATCTGAAACAGCCCGCCATACGTCTTGTTCGGCTCCGCGTCCTGGCCGAGCGGGAGGACGTATGCGGCGGGAAGCGGCAGCGACGTGTTGTATTCTTTTAGCCCCCGGTAAAACTCCGCCGCCCCAGCGACGCGACCGCCGAAAATCGGCGCGCGGACGCGGAGGCTGGCGATGAACCCGGCAACGATCGAGGTCGAGGGTGACGGGACGATCGCGTTCACGGCGTCGTCGCGGTCCCCTTGGTTTGCTTCCACGTCAACGCTTTGTCGAACGCGAGGCGGAGGCGTCGCGAGATGTCCGGCGCCTCTTGCTCCATCACGCGATCGAGGAAGGGACGCGGTTCGAGGACGCGGGTCCGGTAGCGTCCGCGCGCGTGGCGACGCTTCGTCCTGGTGCGCCATTCGGCGGAGGCGGCGGAGCGTCCTCCGAACGGGTTCCCACCGCCGCGCGCTCCGGCTTCGAGGAATAGCGCGTAAAACTGTCGAGCGCGGACGGCGAAACCCTCGCCCGACTTGAACGGATAGGTCCGGAGGCTGGCGCGGAGCGCTCCGGATGCGCGGACGGGCGGCTCCCCTGGCGACGACGCGCGATAGGTTCCGCCCTTGTCGCCGCGATAGTGGGTCAATCGTCCTCCGCCACCGCTCGCGTTGATCAGGCGTTGCGTCTTCGTCTTCACGCCATTCCCAGCTGCGCGCATGAGCTTCGTCATCTCGCGCTTGTCGATCTTCACCTCGCCCCAGGACGTCACGGTCAGCTTGAGGTCGCTCATCTCGGTCTCGGGATGCCGCCACCGACGGCGCAGACATAAAGATCGTATAAGAAATAAATGATGAAAATGATCACCACGACCGCGACGATGATCCGGATCACTTGCATTGCGACGGTTCCGGCCCAGCCCAGCCAGCCAAGGACGATCGGCAACAGCAGCATGGCGATCGCGACGAAGCCGCAGACGACGACGAGCCAGACGAGCAGTTGAACGAGCCACGCGACGCTAAAGCACATTGTCCCCTCCCTGGATCGGCAAGATCCCCGGTGGCGCTGCCGCCGCTCCGTCATAGGGTTCGGTCAACATGGCGTTCAGGGTTCCGTCCGCGTCGTCCGGCAGGGTCCGCGAGTGTTCAAGCTCGCACTCCATCCGGAGGAAGCGCTTCCGTCCGGCGAGTTCCATCGTCCTCCGGACGCGATAAAGCTCGCCACGCAGCGATCCGTCGTTCGCGCGTTCGGTGACTCGGGTGACGACGTCGATCGTCGGCGGATAATCCTGCCAGCGGATCGTGATCAGATGCGTCACCGGTTGGTCGACTTGCGTCGATTGATAGAACGTCGAGGGGAAAGTCGGTTGAATGTCGGCGCTGACCGAGGCGACGCGGACGAGCGTCTCTTGCAGCGCGAGGTCGTCGGCTGGCGTCTGATCGCGGCGATAAAGCGTCACCTTCCAGCGAAGCGCTCCGATCCCGGTCGAGGCGGTCAGTTGACCCGAAGGATTATCCGGCAAAGGCCGAGGCCCGCCCCAGGCAGAAGCCCACAAAGAGAGTTCCGACGAGATAGAACATGTGAAGCGCGAAGAACGTCATCCCGAGAACGTCCAGAGACGGTAGGGCTGCATCAGGTTGCGCGCGAAGGCGGGCATCGTTCCGTCGACGTCGCCGCGTTGTTCGTAAAGGAACGCGGTCAATAGCAGGATCCCATGACGGATGGGCATCGGCACGGCGTTCGGGTCCGCGTCGTCATAGCCAGCGGTGAAGTCGATCGACATGGACTGTTGCGGGATGCGCGGCAGGAGCGCGGGCTTCACCGAGACATACCCCGGCTCGACCATGAGGTTCAGATCATAGTCGGTCGGGTCCGCGATCTGCATGTCGCCGAGCGGCCCCCAGGTGATTTGCTCGACGGATTTCGCTGGCGCGCGCGGAAGCTCGATCGGTCGCTTCACCAGCGGCGGCCAGTTCAGCGGAAACACGATCAGCGATTGCGGGACGAGCGGCGTCGCGGTCGGAGGCGGCGCCCAGGTCACGTTGAATTGCAGCTTTTGCGTGAACAGCGCGCGGTTCAGGAACGCTTCGGCCCACAGGCGCGCGCTGGTCACATACATCGCGACGAGAGTGTCGTCATAGTCGGAGTCGATCCGGCAATGCTGGCGCGCGAGGTCGATCGGGATCGGTTCGGTCGCGGGCGGCGTGATCACGCGGAGCGCGGCATACACGACGTTACTTCCTCACCACTCCCCCAGGCTGCCGCAGCGGGCCGGAGGAAGGGGGGAGGGACCCGTCCGGCTCCGCTGCGGCGACTGGCATCGGCACCAACAGGTCGAGGGGCTGTGCCAGTCTCTTGGCGTGGAGTTCGCGCGCTGCGTAAAACTCCACCGCGATCAACTCGCCCACGTTGTAGTGCGAGAAGCGCTTCACGACACGCATCCGCACCTGTGTCCCTGTGACGACTTCGCTCATGTCAGGTTCCTTTAAGCGACGACGACGGCGTTCGACGGTGGCGCTGCCGTCGAGCCGATCGCGTTCGTCGCGGTGACGATGCACGTCGCGGTGTGGCCGACGGCGGGAGCCAGGACGTCATAGGTCGGGTCGTTGGTGCCGACGTCCGCGCCGTCTAGCTGCCACTGGTAGGCGTAGGCGGTCGGCGTGCCGTCCCATTCGCCCATCGTGCAAGTGAGAACAGCCCCGGCCTGCGAAACGTGCGGGACGGCGACGTTCGCGGGCGCGTCGGTCGGTGGCGGCCCAGCCCCGGTCACGCCTAGATCGGCGAGGCGTTGCGCTTCCTCGACGGTAAAGGCGGCGGACTCTCCGGCGTTATAGCTGGCAAAGTGTTGATTGAACGTCACCACTTGATCCCGTTCCGGGATGCCTTCCACCGACATTGTGCGTCTCCCTGTTAGATCGGATCGGTCAGCGGCGGCGGCGCGTTCGCCCCGGTCGCCAGAGCGGGCCTGATGGCGGCGGCCTGCGACCACGTAGGATTGAGCGGTTGCGTCGAGTAAGGCGCCCCAGGCGAGCCTGGAACCCCGGAGAAGGCCCAGTCCTGCGTCAACAAGACGACGAGGGACTGAAGGTGCCGCATGTTGCAGTCATGCTCCGCGATCACGCGGAACAACGACTGATCGCGCTGGAAAGCCGAGACCATCGAGACCCCGTCATTGTAGGCCGCGACGTCCGAGGCATCGACGACGACGTTGTATGTGTCCGCGATCACAAAGTCGGCCATGTCGACGAAGTAGACCTCCGACGCCTTCGTGAAGGTCGTCATGACGAGGTTAGTCGGAACCTGTTGCGTCAGGCGGATCGGATAGCCCTCGAAGCGTCCGGCCTGGACCTCGTCCTTGAAGTAGAACCCGCCGACCTGATCGCGGGCGGTCGCGAGGAAGCGGGCGATCGTCGGAGCCATGATCCAAGTCGGGCGGATCATCCGAGACATGCCATTCTGCAAGGCCAGGATGGCCGCTGACGCCCCTGAGAGGATGGCCGTCAGTTGGTCTCCGGCTGCCGGGGTCGCGGGCATGGCGGCGACGGTGATCAGGTTCGCGGGCAGCACCAGATGGCGCATTCCGATCGGACCCTTGTCGGTTCCGTCACCCCGGAGGAAGGCGAGGTCCTCGCGGCGGGCGATGGTCTGAACGAGGTCGTCGCGGACGACTTCCTCGACGCCGATCGGCGCGCGGCGGATCAGGTCGTTCGAGACGGGCACCATCGCCGTGAGCTTCTTCGCGACGAAGTTCACGTCGTCGAAGCGTTCTTGTGAGATCGCGATGTCGTCGGTCTCGTTCTGGTAGGCAGCGGTCGCTCCGCCAGCGAGGCGCGGGATCGTCAAGTTGCCCATCGGCATCCCGACTTCCATCGGGTTCCCACCCCGGACGGCGGTCGAGGCACGGAGCAGCTCGATCAGGTCGGCCATGAAATCCTGCGGGATCAGCGCGCCGCCCTCTCCGGTGACGTTGCTCACCAGCGCGCGGGCGACTAGGTCGTCGCCGAAGCGGGTCGAGATGAACTCCGCTGCCTTCTCCATCGAGACCTTGTTATACCGGGCGTGCAGGAGGCCGAGGACGTAGCGCGTCGCCCTGATCCCCCGCTTCTCTTTCAGTCCGGCGTCCGGATCGCGCCTCGCGCGCGCTGGCGCCTTTGCGCCCCCGCCGACGCGGAAGCTATCGCTCCGGCGATCCAGCCCCTTGTCTCCGTTTCCGTTGTCCTCGTCGTCCTCGCCGTTCGCGTCCTGTGCGCCTTCGGCGGCGGCCTGCATGGCGGCGGCAACACGCTGCAAGCGCTGGTCGATCGCGGCGAGCGCGGAAGCGAGTTGATCGAACGTCGTCGATTGTTCGGCGGACAGCGGCTCGTCGCCGTCGTCTTCTTTGACGATCGTCGTCATCTTCTCGACGATCTTCGCGCGCTCGCGCTTCAGTTCGCGATGCTTCTCAGACATGGTCGACATGGTTTGATGCTCCACCTGTGCGGCGCGTTCGCTCCACTGCGAGTAACAGACCGCCGCGCGTTGATCCGGGTCGTCGTATTCGTTAGCAATTTCGGAAATGCACCTACCAATGAAGTCGCTCTCGCTCTCGCCTT